CCGAGGAGGTAGGAGGAGGAAAATTTGCAGGACCAAATAGATTACGCGCTAAAAAACCAAGAACAACTATTCAGTTGCCAATGCAACCAAGCCTCACTGAATCTAATTCTACTAGTTGGAATCAAGATTCAATGAATGAAATACAAAGAATAGGTGGAGCAGGAGCTGAAAGAATAATAAAAAGTCTTGGTGATGGAAATATGGGTCAATCTGTGGCAGATATTGCAGAGATGTTTGGTAAACTAACAGAAAAAGTTTTAGCAGGGGAGAATAAAGCAGCATTTGCTAGTTTCTTTGCTGGACAAGCGGTAGGAGCAAATATACTGGGAAGAACAACAGGTCAAGTCATCAATCCCAATCTTGAATTATTATTCGAAGGGCCCACATTAAGAACATTCAGTTTTAACTTTCCACTAACTCCCAGAGATGAAAGTGAAGCTAATATTTGTCGAGATATAATTCGAGTTATGAAAAAAGATATGGCTCCAGTTAAAGAAGATCCAGCACTTTGGTTAAAACCACCGTGTCTTTGGCAATTAGATTATCTTTATAATGGAGATGAACAACATCCCTTCATGAATAAATTTAAACCGTGCGCTTTAACTTCATTTAATGTTGACTATACCCCCGCAGGTTCTTATATGACCTATGATGGAGGATCAATGACTGCTTACAAAATCCAAATGACATTCAATGAAATTGAACCAGTATACAGAGGAGACTATGAAGATGGAGACTTCCAGTAATGGCTATTAAACCTTATTTTAGAAATGTTCCTGACTTCGACTATATTAGTCGTCTTGCAGGTTCAACAAACATATCGGACTATATTCAGGTAAAAAATCTTTTTAAAAGAGCCAAAATAAGACCTGATATTTTAGAAAATCTCAATCACTTCACCAAATATAAAATTATAGGTGATGAAAGACCAGATAATATTGCCTATAAAATTTATAACACACCAGATTTGGATTGGTTGGTGATGATGGCCAACAATATCATCAATCTTAAAGATGAATGGCCTATGAATCAACAATCCTTTCATAACTATCTAATTAAAAAATATACCGATGAAGCTGGAATACATTCCATTCATCATTATGAGACTACAGAAATAAAAGATAGTAGTGGAAGAATAATCATTAAAAAAGGATTAGAAGTTCCTTCAGACTATACCGTAAGTTATTATGATTCTGGATTACAAGCCCAGCAAGTAATTAGTAACTTTGCAGAATCAATTACTAACTACACATATGAAGAGAATATTCAGAATGAAAAAAGAAATATCTTCGTATTGAAGGGAAAGTACATAGGACTTATATTAGATGACTTGAAACAAATCATGCCATATAAAAAGGGTTCTACTCAATTTGTGAGTAGAACCCTGGTTAAAGGAGAAAATATCAGACTTTACAATTAATAAAAAAGTAATAGGGTCAAAAAATACTCTGGGATAATTTTCGACCGATTTTGGAATAAAAAGTTGATTTTCCCTCAGCTATCAGCGAGTTTAGCAAAATATGATAGTGGGTCTTCTTCATCCTCTTCAGATGAAGTAGTTTCACTCACAGATTTACTTGCCTTAGCACTCCTCTCTAATTTCTGAAGTACTTCTTCTTCAGAAACTCTTTTCTCTTCCACTTGACTAGTGGTATCATAATCCAACTCCTCGGTTGTTACCCGTTGAGCAGGTCTCTTGTTGCCTAGAACATAATCTAGACGCTTCTTCAGATCATCATATGATTTGAATTGATCTGATGCTACAAAAGCAGTCAAAGAATGTTGCTTCTTCCAAATTGCTTCTAGAGCCTCATCATCGTCCACCAATGGACGTGGAGTATCAAACTCAGACTTATCATAATTCCAATAACCATCCTTCTTCTGGAGCTTCAACTTAAAGTGAGCACCTGCCCAGAAATCAAAAGGATTGATTGGAGTCTCATCCTCAAACTCTGGTTGCATAACATCCATGATCTTATCAAAGATCTTCTTACCAAACTTATAAAGAAATACTCCACCCTCATTCTGAGGATTAGCAGGATCCCTTACAACATAGATGTTTGTATAGAAGGACAACTTACGCTTTTGCTTACGTACTGTATCTTTATCTTTCTCATTCCCACTATTCCACAACTCACGATTCAATTCTCCAATAGGATCCTTACCGCCAATGGTAGTGAGAGAATTCTCAATATACCATCCGCCAGGTCCTTGGAATGCGTGTGAAAACAGCTTAACCCATGGCAAATCTTCTCCGTCAGGAGCAGGGAGGAATCGGATAACGGCATAACCATTACCACTCTTATCCATTTCTGGTTTCCAGAGCCTATCATCAGCCCCTCCACCAGTATTATTCATCTTCTCGACTTCCTTAACTAGTTTGCTAGTCAAAGAGCCCAAAGAGCTTTGCTTTTTAAGGTCGGAAAAACCCATTTGTATACCTCGTATTAGGTGTATTTGGCTTGTGTGTACTTCTTTATTCTATCATCTTCCCTATTGGAAGTCAATAGATTTTTTCATCTCACTAATCATATTATGCATATTTTTAAAGATATTACTCAAATCAACATCAGGAGGAAACCCCAAATCTACAGACTGTTTATTCAGCTGTTCTTTCATATCTTTAGCTCTAGGATCATCAGACAACTTCAATCTAGAATAAAAAATATTTTGCTTATCCAAAAGAACTTCAAGATTTTTTATTTGTTCTATCTTTGCAGCTTTAGACAGGGATTGAAAATTAAAAAAGTTTTTAAAAACTTTTTCTTGTAAGAATTCAATTTGATTCAATTCTTCCTGCACCAATTCGGATTCAAAAAACTTACTCATAGTACAATTTGTTTTAATAATTTACGAAAGGAGAGTACATTAATATTTAGGAAGGAATTATACTTTTTCATTCTCATAGAAAGAAATTTCCAGACAGGATCATCTAATTTTTTATCAAAAATTTTCTTGAATCCCAAAATCTTCTCAAGAATAATCAAAGTTTCCAAAGAAATATTCTCTTGTAAATGTTCCTTAATTATATCTGGATGGGTAGTTCCTTTTACCTCAAACATCTGATCAAAATCTTTACCATTAAAAACTTTTTCTATCTCCTCCTTAAAAAGATAAGATAAGGATTGAGTTTTTCTCTTCCAATTAGTATAATTATCCTCACCATTCCTCATAATCTCACCCACCCATAAGGATTGAGGATCATCACAAGAAACAAAATTAGCAACAAAGAAATCTATAACTTCCTCATCATTCTTCTGACGACTAAGTTTTTCAAAAAAGTATCTGTCGCGGCGTTTGTAAAAGGATTGTAAAGATGCCCTTGACTTACCACAATACTTCACATAATCATACTTCTCTTGGGTAAAATGATTTTTTAATCCAAGATAAGCCTTGTAAGTATCAAAAGGTTGCACTTTAATCATAGAGGAAGTTTGGCGAGAGAAGTTCTCTTAAGAAGATTGAGTTCCATAGCTTCACATTTAAGCTTCTCTTTCAAAGGTTTAGTAATTAACTTAGGAACTGATTCTACATCCAAATTATTTTTTTCACAAAAGAAAACAATGGCATCGACATATTTCATATCCTTATTTTCAAGAACAACCTTCTCTATCTCTTCAGTAAATTTCTTAGCAGAATAAAATTTCTTTTTAATTAACTCAGAAATAGCAACTTCTTCATTTTTAAGCATATTCTTGTAATTTAGATTCAATAAAGTCTCTAATATAGTCGGAGAGTAATTTAATATACTTCCCCTTATCATATTCTTCATAAACAACACACTCCCCGTCCTCACAGGACATAATAATGACAAACTTCTTGACTATTTGACCAGTCATCTCATAAAACATACAAGCATAAGCTGCACATTGTACAAAGTAATGGTCAATCCACTCACGCGGTTTAGGTTTCTTAGAAGTCTTAAAATCAATGACAGACAACTCACCATCATATTGAGCTATACAATCAACAGTTCCTGCCACTCCTAACTTCTGACTATAAAGAGAAGTCTCAAGGGCAACAATATCATCTATCAAACCTAAATGTGGTTTAGCCTGTTTAAACAGATATTCTGAAAGAGGTTGAACAGAAGGAAGTTCTTCATTCTTTAAGTAATGTTCTGCAAGAATATGGAAATCTGTTCCTCTACTTGTAGATGCCTTAGTAATCTTATCAGCTTCTTGAGTTCCTACTCTCTTCCTCCACCCAATAAAGATTTCACGATTGATCCAACTGATAACAGAAGTAATAGATACCAATTTGTTCCCATCAGGAACATCATAATACCTTACCCCATCAATAGTAACCCTTTTTAATTCAGGGATACCCATAACAACATGATTAAACATTATAAACCCAATTCAAGTTTTGCAATGATATACTCCTTGACTAAACCACTTCTGCAAATATCTGATGCATTAAACTCTATTATACCAAAAGATGGCATATTTTTCAAGATGGCCATAAACTGAAAGATGCCATTCTTCTCAGAAGTTCTTATTAAATCAGTTTGCGTAGCATCTCCACAGAATATAATCTTAGAATTCTCACCTACCCTAGTGATAATCGAATCCAATTCATGGAAGTTAAGATTCTCAAATTCATCCACAATAATAATAGAATTATCAAAAGTAGTTCCTCTAATAAATGAAGTACTCCAAAAATCAATAGTTCCTTGTGCCCTCAAATTAGAATAAAGCATATCAAAAGATGCCTCATCTGGCATCTCAAACATATACTTCACCATAGCTTTATAAGGTAGTTGATAAAGATGTGACTTGTCTTCATGATCACCAGGAAGAAAGCCAATTTCCCTGGTACTAACAAGAGACCTAACAATACATATCGTTTCGTAAGGACTTTTTTGATCCAGGACATCTAGAAGAGCGTTATAGAGAGCAATAAATGTTTTACCAGTACCAGCTACCCCATAGGCAACAAGATTTTTATCTTCTTTATAAGATTCAAAAAATTTTCCTTGATTTTCTGTAAGGGGTTCAATCTTTTTAATATAATCAAGATTGATTGGCTTCTTTCTTTTCATTTTCCGGCTACTCATCCCACTTGGGACTGGATTAGTTCCTATTCCTGCTGATGATTTTTTTCTTGCCATACTATGTAATAGGTGTTACTTTAGAGCCGGGAGCTTGAGATGCTTTGTGTAAAACATCATTCCACCCAGGATGAGTCCGTTTTAAAGTGTCTGCCCACTCTCCGACTTCTCCAATTCCAGCAACACCAGCTGACCAGTCTTTATCCCAGTCAGGATTTTCTTTTCTCCACTCACCATATTTCATCATAGACATGGAGAGTTCTTTTTTCTCTCCACTTTCTTTGTTAATAACAGGATAGGTAGGCATACAATTCTTAATAATGTGTACAATTATTTATTAAACCCAGTCAAGAGCTTCAGATACTGTGGGAAATTGTTCTTTAAAAATACCTTTAACTTCTTCTACAAGATCCATATGTTCTTTCTGAGTTCCATGGCCAGAACGTAATTCTATGTAATGTACCCAAGAACGTATACTACCAGTCATATAAAGTCTAGTAGGTGTAGCAAGAGGAAGAACAAATCTTGCACATTCTTTAGCAACACCATTAGCTAACATATCTTTATATAACCACATCGCCTCCTCAAAATGCTTCTCAATACCTTTCCTATAATCATGAATGAGTTTAGCATCCAAATCATCAGTACTATTCTGACGATTCTTTTCATCCTGTCTTCTCAATTCAGGAATAGGAATAGTATCTTCCAACAAACTACTATCAGCATACCTTTGTGAAAACTCTTGGTATGTAAATGATCTATGTCTCAATATCTGAGCAGCAAGTCCTCTGGTGGTGTTAATTTCCACCGTCATAAATGCTTGTTCAAAAACGCTCCAATGTCCATGTTTAATACAATACCCCAATAAACCTGCAAATTTTTCATTGTCTTGATTCTTTGGGTTACTTACTCTAGCCACATATGATATGTGCTTTTCAGCATCAGGTGTTACTGATATCAGTTTGACTCGACTCATTTTTTTTCAATCGTTTATGAAGTTTTCTTTGTCTTTTAATCAACTTAGCGTAAGCTTGTTCGCCTTCCGTAAATTGATCTGGATGTCTAATAATGTATTTAATTGCTTGTTTAGTCTTCATCCCGTATAAAGTATCCTTTGAAAAAAGCTACTATTCCTGTAGCAGTCTTATTGCCTTGAGTAACCCAAAGATCTGCACATTCATAAATGTCTTGAGTGGAATACCCCACTTCATCTATTTGGGCACTACCATATTTATTCATCAGAACTTGTAGGCATTTTCCTCTCAACTCCAAACGATCCTCAGTATACCTCCAATCATTAGTCTGGGTATCCATCATCATCATCATACATCTCGTCGTATTCTACTGCTGGAGAAGAAAAAGCAATGGAATTTTTATATGATTCTGGATCAGAATATACTTCAGATTCTAATGCATCCACTAAAGACTTAAGATTTCTAACTATAAGTTTTAATCTTTCTTTTTTAAGGTCTTCCATTATAATTCCATTTCCCTTTAATTATAATACAAAAAAAGGACTTGTCAAGCAAGTCCTTTTGATACTAGGTAAGTTACGACACCAAGACCCAATTCAGACGTGATGAGAAATACCACGGTAATTAAGGTCGGCACTAG